CCGTCCTCGTTGGTTGTCGAGAAGGTATTGTTGTAAGCATCATCAAGAGCAGACCAAGTTTTAACTCGCTCAGTTTCATCAAAATCACCTCCTTCTGGTGGGTTTGCAGCGTAGAACGCTTTTTGCTTAGTAGTGAGATCGTTGTACCACTGTTCCTTTTTAAGAGCAGTACGGAGTGCAATATCATCACCTGTCGGAGTACTCTTAAGTTGTAAGACAGATCGAGCCTGATCATCAGGTAGATCGTAGAGAGGATCGTAAGCCTTACCAAGTCCACCTTCACTCTGAGGTTTAGCTAGTTGTTTCTTGCGATCAGCCAGCATCTTAAAGGTAGTGAGGTCAATCTTGCCATCAGGACCGACAGGGGCTTTTTCACGCCACTGTTCAGGAGTAACGTGATTACCGTCCATTGAGGCAATGTAATTCTCATAAAGATCAGGTGAGTTTTTACGCAGATCATCGAGATATTTATTGTATTGGCGACCACCTTGAAGCAGTGCTTTTTGAGCACCTTCTTGAGTTTCTTTGTAAGCCTTTGAGTAGTCCTCAGTTAGTGGACGAGTGTAATTCTTGTCCTGAACATTTATCTGTTCTTTAGCCATATCAGTGATAGCGGTAACAATATCAGTACCTTCACCAAGCCGTTGTGCTAGGTTTTTGTTGCCTGAGTACTCACGAGCGTTATCAGTCTGAGATTTACCGAAGAGGTAAGATTTAGCGATATTGTAGAAGTCCGTAGGAGCTTCATATTGAACACGACCATTATCTTGAGTGATACCTAAGCTGTCCTTCACCTCACGAGCGAAGTTGTCATTGTTGTCGGAGTAGCCCTTAGTGTTCATATCGGTAGCACCGACAATGTTCTTAATAAATTGAGGGGTGTAGTTGTTAATAATGTCCTCATCAAGTGCATTGTTCGCATAAGGGTTATAATCAGCATCTTTGTACTTATCAGAGTTTTTAAGCTGTTCTTTTTCCCATGATTGAATGATCGTGTTAAGAAGGCTTAGAGTAGTACTTTGGTTCGTAAACTGAGTTGTCTTATCGAATAGTGATTTGTCCTCATCTTGAATACCTGAGTAGTCGCCAGAACTCATACCTGTAAAGTCAGTAAGACCAAAGGCAGTAAGAATACCTGTACCCTTCAAACCGTTCGATGCAAGCCAGAACACTGTTTTAGCAGGAAGGTTAGCGTAGGCGTTACGAGCAATACGTTGTCCAGTGGTCATATCACTGAGCTTACCAGCATCAATCTTACCAGTGGCAAGTTTCAACTCTTTCTGAAGGTTACGAACACCCCATGTCATGTACTGAGTGTAAAGAGGAGCATTATCAAGGAATGTCTTTGTAAAGGCATCAACAGGTAAGGCAAGAGTACGATAATCATCAAGTACGGCTTTTGTAAGTTCATCACCAGTAAGACCCTTAGCGATGTAAGAGTTCTTAGCAGAAGTACCAACCACCGCAGCCTTGTAGTGTTCCACGAACTTGTAGAGGTTAGTTTTGTCATTGATGCTTTTAAGCACATCAGCTACCTTTGCACCGCCCTCAAGTTGGCGTACATACGGTTCGATGGCAGCATCTATATCACCAAGACCAAACTCTTTAATAGTGCCAAAGTCAGGCTTGAGTGCAGTGTTGCGACCATAGACAGAGAGGAATGAGTTAAGATCTGAAAGCTCGTTAAGTGCAGAGCTTACGTTCAATTTACGGAAGAGGGCGTTTTGAGTACGAAGAATACCACGAGTAAGTTTCTCTGAAAGTTCACTCTCGATAGATCCTTCACGCAAGATCTGGTTAGTGAGGCTTGATACGTCTTTACGCAGTTTAGGGTTCTTAATATCAAGGTGTTGCAACTCTTCAAGTAGCTGTTGTTTCGCAGCGTTCTTGTAAGTAGATTGGACACGACTAAGTACTACCTCGTCAGGTAGGTTGTCAGCCATACGAGATATACCCCCGACAGCATATTCAATATCTTCAGGTGTAAGGTTGTAGTCATTCTCTAGGCGTTGGCGAACACTATCAGCAAGTACGGTACGATCACCGTTAGCAGCCTGTACCTGTGAACTTGAGTAGTTGCCAGCATCACGCCACTGGTTAAGACCAAGACGATCACCAAGCGTTTCATCACCAATGGTTACAGAGTTAATACGATCACCGTTAGTAAGACCATGACCTTCATCTACTAGCGTTTCAATATCATGTCCGAGTGTACGACCAACTTCAGTGATCTCTTTAGCACTATCGACAAACTTACCGCTTTCATCAATCTGCTTGCGAGTACCAGCACCAAAGGCAGAGATCTTAGTTTTTACAGAGTTCACCTTATTCTGTACTTCAATCATCTTTTGTGCAGCATCTCTGGTTGTTTCTTCAGGTACACCTTCATTGTGTTTAGCCAATGCACGATAAAGCCGTTCTTCAGAGAGCAGCTTAGTATCACCATATCGAGTAACGTACTGACCGATAACATCAGGTGAGTAGTCAAGATCCTCAAGTTCGATCTTATTTGCACGTTTGAACTCGTTGCCTGGTTTTTCAGCCCTAAAGCCTTCAAACAGTTGATCACCTTCATACGCACCAACCTTTTGTTGAGGTAGGTACATTTCATCAAAGTTACCACCTGTTACTTCACGCTTACCGAGTGATGCCCTACGGCGTACATAGTTCATTTCAGCTTGAGCTTTACGCAGGATCGCAGCCTCAGCAGGGTTAAGCCCAGCCTCTTCAAGTGTTTTCACACCGTTTCGAGCAGCCTCTTGTACCTTACGAGCGACAGTAGCGTAGTCAGAGTTGATAGCCTTAAAGTCAGCATCAATCTGTTTAGCGATATTCTTACCAAGATTTTCAAGATCACGATACTTAATACGTTGGTTGCCAGTCTTACTCTGATAGAAGTCATCAGCCATATTTCCAAGTGGCGTTTCAGGTACATCAGTAAGTGCCTCTTTAGGAGCTTGTACCTGTTCCTGAGTAGGACGAGTTACCTTTACAGTTGCCTCTTCAGGAATAGCTTGTGTAGGGTTTTCCACAGGTGTATCACTCTTAATAGCGACATTACCATTACCGTAAGCCTTCTTCGCCTCTGAGTACACAAAAGCGTCCATATCACGAATGTTCGTAGCATCAGATGATCGGGCAAGAATGTTGTCCACCTTAGCTTCACCCCATTTAGCGTACATACGGTTGATAGTGTCCTCTTGAACACCATACTTCTTAGCCTGTTCACTCACCTTAGTAACAGGGTTCTGTACTTGTTGAGCAGCCCTCGCCTCCATACGAGCTTGAAGATCAGGAAGTAAGTCGCCTATTGCAGACGTACTCTTACTGTTAATTCTTACTGTAGGTTGTTCAGCAATAACAGGTGCATTTTCCATAACTTTGTAGTTGTTTTGCACTTGAGTACCGCTAGAAATATGCCATACATCACCGTTAGCATCAGGAGTTCCAGCAATAGCATCAGCAGTATCACCGTTAGTAATTCGAGCATCATCAATTTTCTTCTGGTAATAAGCAAGTTCTTCAGCGTTCTTTGGTCGATATTGCTCTAGCGTACCATCAGCACGTTTTACTGACACAACAGGTTGAGGGGCGGTGTCGGTAACAGCTTTACCAGACCCATCTATAACTGCTCCATCAGGGTTATTGATCTTCAATGTAGGAGCATTATCACCAGTCTTGCCTAAGATTTTCACAATCTGATCCTTACCACCCTTGAGTGCAGCACCACCACCAGTAGCGACAGCACCGATACCAGCCCCTACACCAGCCTCAGTAAATACATCTTCCAACCTAGTGTCTTTACCTTCACGAAACGCACCAGCAGCCTCCCAAGCAGCGTTCTCGCCAGCGTTCTTAAAGATCTGAGTTGTAAGTGCAGACTTGAGTGATTGTTCACCACCTTCAGCAGCTACCTTAGCTACGGTATAACCCTTACCGAGTGAGAGGAATGGTACGACTGTACCTGTTACGTCAGCAGCCACACCCAGTGAACGAAGGGCAGCATCACCTACTCCGCCAGAGCCATCGCCAACCCAGCCACGATCTCGGTTGTATTGATTGATCCATGCAGCGTATTGATCAGAAAGCTCGTTAAACTCTTTATCGCCTAGCTTACCATCATGGTGATCCTGAGTGGCTTTATTATAAGCACCTTCCATAACACTACGCATCTTTTCATTATCAGTTTGATTGTTAAGACCAAAGACCTGACCGCTCTTCCACACCTCAGCAGCTTGGTTGAGTTTTTGGAATGGATCTACAATGCCTTTACCGAGTGATCCAACAAAATCACCAACATCACCCATCTTAGTGCCAAAGTCGCTTTTCTTATCGCCACGATCATTGATCACCTCAAGCAGAATAGCAGCCTGTTGAGCCTTGCGAGATTGGTCGCCATTAACAGTAAAACCGCCAAAGTCATTGACGTACTTCTCTAGTTTCTTTACATAATCACGTTGTTTACCAGCATCAGCGTTCTTAAAGTCAGTCATGAATGAGTTGATCGTTTGACCTTCATCACCGACCTCAATACCATAATCACCGTAGTCCTTCATAAGAGTGTCAATGCCACGTTGTTTATCACGAACATCAGCCACCTTTTTAGCATCGCCTGAGAAGTCAGCACCCTTGCCGTTAAACGCCATAGTACCGCCATACTTCCAGCTATCTTTATTGACATTGTTCTTGCCATTATTAAGCATCAGACTGTTAATGTCTGAGTTAGGATCTTTCAACTGGTTTTTATTGATCTTAGTACGAGGTGTACCTTTTAGATCCGCCATGTAGTCAGCAAAGTCTTGAGCCTCATTAGCACCTACACCGTCCCAAAACTGCTTTAGTTTGGCACGTTCGCCAGACCAATCACCTCTGGTTTCCTTGATAGTTTTCTCAAGTTCACGAGCAGATTTGAAAGTCTGGTTATTGCCACGCTCATCATGAAACTTCTTAAGTTCAGTACGGCGATTATCGAGTGATCGCATAAGCCCTTCAGCCTGTGCAGTATCACCCCTAGCAATAGCATCATTAAGACCTTTAAGATCTGTACCATAGTAGTTATTTACGTCCTGTACACCAGCGTTTTGATATGTCTGAGCTTTTGTCCTCAGTTCATTGATCTTGTTAGGATCTACGGCAGGGGCAGTCGGCTTTACAGATACAAGTTTCGTTTTGTCTTGGACAGTTCCGCTTTTCGGAGTGGCGAGTAGAGTTTGAGGCGTGGTGTTTGGTTGCGTGTTCCTGTTTTCGAGGGTTCGCATACCTGGCATCTCTAGTGGCGATGTAAGGGGCGAAGGTTTGACTATCGTTACAGGTTTCTGAGGTGCAGCAACAACAGGCTGTTGAGGTGCAGCCTGTGTTGTTGTCTTTTGAGGTTGATTGTCCCACCATGTGAGGTCATCTACTGCCTTAAAGACGTTCTTTTTGAAGTCGTCCCAGAACGCCACTTAAAGCCTCCTTTACGCCGTTACTAATCTAGTATCTTTCTTGAATGGGTTTGCTACGAGAGCATCTTCACGACCCTTAACATAGATCGGTAAACCGCCATTGCTTACAGGTGAGTTAGCACCTCCCATTTGTACGGTAGGATCAGCCACTTGGAAGGCGTTACCTGTTTGACCGAGAGCCTGTAGCCTTGCAGCCTCTTCAGCAATCTGTTGAGGTGTAAAGGCTTGTACACTTGATAGACGTTGATCACGCTGTTGAGTAAGACCAGTAAGGCGACCAAGTGCCTCATTAAGTACTTGATCAACAATTCCACGATCAGCCACACCACTAACTCCGTTAGAACTTGCATCAGCGAGCAGTTGATCAATCTTCGTACCAAAGTCGTTACGAACACGATCAAGCTCAGTTGCTCGGTTACGATCAAGAGTGCTAATGCCCTCTTCTTTCTTCCTGTTGAGATCCCTTTGAGATGTCGCAAGTTGATCAGATACCGTTGCAGCTTGAGTGTTAGCCTCAGCACTTTGGTTGTTACCTACACGAGCATAAGCACGAGTAAGTGCCTCAGCAGCACCACTATCACTAGCGTTCATACCAGCAAGTGATACGTTACCTGAACGAACACCTGTCTGAATACCTTTAATGATGTTAGCCATTGACTGACGTAGGTTCAGCTCGTTCTGAGCAGACTTGCTGTTAATATCAGTCTGACCACTGGTGTAGTCATTGACGAGTTGGTTAATACTATCTTCATAGGTGTTACCAAGATCACGAAGGCTTGTCTGTGCAGCCGTTTTGTAGCCACCAGCTGTAATACCGTACTGACTAGCAAGTTTAGCTTTACGTTGAGCCTCCTGCTGTGCAGCGATACGCTGTGCTTTCTGTTGAGGCGTTTCACCTGTTGGTGGGGGGGTAGGGTTAGGTTTTGGGTTACTCGTACTCTGAGGTACAGCAGTTGGACCGATCCAGCCACTTGTAGGGTTACGATCACCACCAGCGACAGATACACCAGGTATCCAGTCGGCATCACCACCACTTAGCTGTGTAGCAGCTTTACCAGCAGTATCACGACCAGGTATAAAACCTTCTTGCCCTGATACATATTCGCCAATGTTCCTGCCAGCCCATTGAAAGAAGTTTTCTCCTGCCATAATTTTGCTCCTTTTTTATTTTTATCTCTTGAATAATTTTTCAAAGAATGATTTTTTTTCTTTCTTTAATAATATCACATACTTCTCTGTCTTTGCTTCCTCAGCCGACAAAAATGAGTTTTGATATTCTTGTGCATATTCTAGCAATTTTTTTTCTCGCTTTTTCTTGTCAGTAGGCAAAATAACAGATTGAATAACCGTTCGGGTTTCACCATTAATCTCAAGATCGAGCTTTACTTCAGCATAGCCCTGATCAGTTATAGATAATACTTCAATACTAGACATAATCAGCCTTTATCTTTACTTCACCTGCAAGAATAGCAGTAGTATCATTATCTACTTCCACACCAGTAATAGCAAAGGCTATACCTGTAGCAAACCTCATACCTAAAGTGCCCGTTTCTAAAGTTGTCATCGAGTCAGCAGATAAAGGCACAACAAGTATAGGCACATCAGTACCAACAGTAGGTGCAGATGCTTTGTTGTACAATTTCAAGTACCTTATTAATGCAGAGTAATTATAGGCATTTAAGCTAAATAATGTACCAGCAGATGCTTTCATAGATACGGCGTTTGTTGTTGCAGCAGAGTTTAAATTGTATGAAGTTGGTGTAAGTGGTGTGATTGTGAAAGTACCAGACTGTGTAACAGCGTGAGTTTGTGTAGCAGGTATAGGCTCAGTAGCGTATGAACCTAATACGAACCTCCAGTTTTGAGTACCTGAAGTCCTAGCAGTACACCTCACTCGTACCCATCTAAGAGCATTTACTGACATTTCCCATGCGTATACAGGTGCAGCAGATAAGCTACCTGTAGTTGTTTCTACAGTGTTAGCGTTTGACCGCACAGCCTGAATACCGAACCATGTACCATCAGTACCATTAGTGCTATCAAGTGAACCTTCAAAAATACAGTTCATAGCAGCAAAAGTACCAGTTACATAAGCCATAATGTTGCTAATCTGTGAAACTTCAGCAAAAGCAGTAGCATTAGCGACAGGTGTATTTGCAGCAGCCTGTACAGCACTAACCGCCATAACTACAGGATCATAGTATGCAGGAGCACCAGCAGTTTTAAGACGACCAGCCTCGTTAAACACAAAAGGGTGTAAATTGCCATCAGCAGCAACAGGACTACCTTGAGCATCTTGGCGAATACCGAGTATAAGACCGCCTTTTTCAGTACCGCTAGAGGCTGTATCTGGTGTGTATTCAGATCCTGACGTTACCTCATTGCCATTTACATCAACAGAAATAACCCTGCGGATTGCAGCGTTGTCGATAGATGAGCTTTGAGGCATTGTTCCCATGTTTGTTTAACCTTTCATTCCTATAATACGAGTTATATACAAAAGTTCGTGTAGATCTATATATACTTCTTTTTCTGTTTCGCTTCCGCTATCTATCGTGATGCGAAAAATATCATCTTTTACTGCTTGCTCGTTTAGTTCCCAGTCAAGACGTACTTCATGGTTGCCTGATAAATCAGTGAGATACCCAACACCATCTCGTATAAGATCAGTAACTTTTGGCTTGTTGCGAAGGTTTGCCATAGATCTTGTAGCAGATCCAGCTCCTAAGCCACCACTTACTGCTCGACTAGACACAAGATGTCCTTTTCTCGGATCAACTTCACGTTCTTATCAGATGTGTCTTGTACTGCGTAAGCATTAAACGTAACCGTTTGGTTTACATCAATAGAACTTACAAGTGGACCTTTAGCTAATACCTTGCCTACATTCTTTGGCTTTTCCCATTGAGCCTGAGCTTTGTAAAGCCCCCCAACGGTTTTCTCTTCTTCAACAATTATTTCTATTACGACTAGATCTCTTAGTGGTTGCATGATTAAATGTTCCTTTCTTATCTAGCCCTATTATAGCAAAAAGCCCCCGATTGGGGGCAAATTACTATACGTTTGCACCACCTGAGTTTGCTTGCTTGCTTCTCTCTGTTGGTGTAGTTCCACTAACACCTGCTGTGGTATTAGCCCATGATCCGTTGGTCATCGTTTCGCTAGTAGTGATTGCAGTACCAGCAGCACCATACTCTTCAGCTCGAACAACTACAGTAGTAGCAGTCTTGCTTGATACGTTCACCTGTGGGTGTTTTGTCGTACCTAATGAGTAAAGTGTACCTCGACCAGTTGGGTTTTCCATGATCGCAGCTTGAAGGTTATCAAGTGTGTTCGTGGCAGCAGCCCCAATAAGGACTTGGTTTGGTTCGGCGTTATTAACTGCTGTGGCGACAAAGGTGTAAACCTTGCCACCGATCTCAACTGTTTCGCCAGCTACAGCATTACCGCTAAGGGTAAGAGTTTTTACAGCACGAACTTCAGCCGTTGATGGCGTGAGGTTGTTTTCAGCATAGATAACAGCTTGTTCTAGCTTGCTATCATTTTGGTAGTTGGCAGCAACAACTGATGCGTTAGCAGCCCTGATTTCGAGTTCTCTACGGCTAGGCATGATTATTTGTCCTCCGCAGGTTTCTTGTTATCAATTTCTACGATAGGTGGGACAAGCTCACCCCATTCAGTGTAGAACCAACCTTTATCAAGTAGACCTTGCACTCGCTTTTTCTCATCACGTTCAAGACGTTCAGAATACGAAAGTTTTTCAACTTTTGTCTTTTTTACTGTTTCAGTAACAGTTGTATTAGGGTTTTTCTTTGCTTCTTTAGCAGAAACGATCTTACCAGTAACAGCACTACGACTACGAGTAGCGGTTGTGCTTTGCTTGGCAGTTTTCTTTTTCTTGAACTTATCTAATACGCTCATAATGTAACTCCTTGTTTTTCTTCCTGTAGGACGATACTCGGACAGGCTATTGCCAGCTTTTCTCTCAGGAGGTTAATAATCTTAGTGGCGGTTTTAGAGATCCGCCAACTCCTCAATTAAGAGTTTCGTTCGAGGTCTACGAAGGCAGCAGATCGTTCAACTGCAACACCATAGATGCTGTGAAGAACAGATTTAACACCGATGTAGTCTACGCTATCTTCCATCTTGTAGGTTGGCTTAAGTTGGACAGCGAGGCTAATTGCAGACTTGTGGAAGAACAAGTTGTGCGTGTTAGTCGTGTCGTCTACTACGTTGTTAGACATGTAGATGTCAGTGTTGTAGACGTTCGCAATGAGGTTGTCTTTACGGACAGCCACACCCTTTTCACCAGTTTGTGAGTATTCAGAGTACTTGTTCACGTTGCGGAAGTCGCCAGCAACCTTAGCACCTACGATACCAGCACGTTCAGTCTGAGGGACGTTAGCGAGGTCGAGGGCAAGGACAACTGCGAGCATATCTGCATCGTCAGCAGTTGCACCACCTGATACGTTAGTACCAGCAGATGCGTGAAGGCTTGCTACATCAGTGTCAATGGCACGAGCAACAGCTTCTTTTTGTGCTTCACGATACGCTTCTTGAACAGCGTAATGGCTCTGCACTTTAACGATGTCATCAATGATAAACGCAAGATACTTGTGTTTGTTGATGGTCATCTCAATTTCAGTTTCAGTGTTGTTATCGAACGTAACGGCAGTACCAGCAGCCTTATCACGAGCATCGTAAGTACTCATGAATGGAATGTTGATCTTGTTACCACCATCAGCTACGAGTTCATCACGCCGTAGAACTAAGTCTGCGAAGTAAAGAGCCTTGTAGAACGGCTTTTCGATTTTGCGTGTCCATTTTTCTGCAATGAACTTAGCAGCGGTTGTTACTGTAATAGGACCAGTTGCCATAATGTTACTCCTTTTTGTTTTTTTCGTTTATAAGTCAATAATACATATTTTGCTTGACAAATACAATGTCTACATCATGTTGAGGATCTGGCGATCAATCTCTGCCTCGTTCGCCTCAAACTCTTCATCGGACATCTTTGAAATATCACCGAGTTGAATGTTGCCTACACTCTTGCGTTTACCGCTACCGTTAGGACGAACACCTTGACGTTTACGTTGCTTTGAAAGATTTTCACGAGTACGATCAACTTGTTCTTCAACCGTACTACTTGACCATTTTTCCATGCGATCTACATAACGGCGAGCGAACTTGTCATACGAGATGTCAGTACGATCAACCGTTGCATAGGTTACAGGCTTACCTGTTTCACGATAGAACAGTGGTTGTCCATTTTCATCAGTACTCTGATGGACCTTAAAGCCTACAAACTGTAGGTACATCTCGTTAATCTCAGAAGTCTTATCAGCATCAAAGTGCTGTTTATCACTATCATCGAGAAACTTGTATTTATCTTCCTTCGAGAGTAAAGCTGCCTCATATTGTAGATCCCTAAAGAACCTATCTTGTTCAGCTTGTGCCTCAGCGAGTTGCTTACCCTTAGCAAACTGTATTGTAGCTACATTGTTACGATCTTCCGCTAACTGATCAGGAGTGAACTCTTGATCAGCCGAGTAGTCAATCGGGTTATAGGAAGGTAACTGTTGCTTTTGGGACTGAGGAGTGTCCTTGCGGACTTCTTCTAAGAATGATTTTTGACGTTCCTGACGGCGTTCCTTTCGAGTTTTCTTAGGCTTAAGATCTTCATCTTCTTCCTCGTCATCATCATCTTGGTCGTCATCGTCAATATCGTCATCGGTATCATCTTGAGCCTCAGTAGGCTTTTTTTCAGGCGGTTTTTTGGACTTGTCCTCTTCATCGTCATCATCGTCATCGGAGTGATCATCGTCCTCTTCGTCATCATCATCTTCATCATCGGTAGGCTTTTTAGCACTGTCCGTTCCTAAGATTTCTTCACGAAGTTTTTTATCTTCCTCGTCCTCGTGTCCGTCATCAAGTAACGCTGCGAGTACGATTGGATCTTCTTGGTTGGATTGTTCTAGTTCTGGCATTTTGATATTCCTTTCCACCCGCTATTGTGGGGCGACACATAAAGTCCGTTTAGGGTAGGACATACACCTTAAGGTTATTATACATCAACAAGCAGAGGTTCACCCCCTGAGCCTGTCCCTGTAAGTCTTTTCATCGTACCAATCATAAAACCATGACGGTAAGATCCTTCTTCACAATAGACTTCAGGTCCGACTTGATGCCACTTACAATGATGATCCTTGAGGTTAGTCCGTAACTTTTCCTCAATGTCATCTTCGGTCATGCCATGCGATTGTCGCTCAGGTGGCTTAACCCCTTTATAGAGATACCACTTATCATTCTTATCAACATAGTCTTGAAAACCTGCCATATAGCTCCTTTCTAGCTTTATCAGCCTCTCTTATAGCATCATTTAACTCAGTAAAATTGCCAATATGTACAGACTTACCATTTTTACTCAACTTAACATTGTAAGTACCACTTTTTGTGCGATATATATTCTTTGGTAAACTTCTATACCAACCTCTACCAGCCATGATATTTTGTGCTTGAGTACAATTTCTTAAGTTGCTACAACGATTATCAAGTTTATTTCCATTCTCATGGTCTACTACTAGACCCTTCGGAGTATCTGCTATAACCCTGTGCATATAAAACCGAGTTATTTTTCCATTCTTTTTTACTTGCCTGTAAGAGTAGCCATTATTATGATATTGCCATCTGTAACCCTCTACTAAATGAGCATGGCACTCACATACTATTGCTTGTTTATTCTGAGGTAATTGAACTATCATACATATAGTGTACCACAGTCCTCTTTTTCGTTGCCGTATAAAAGGCTCATTATTTCACCTTCGTGGTGTTGATCCTATATTGCAACTGATCAAGTTCATCAACGATGGTACTTGCAAGTCCAGCCCACTGACCAGCTAGGGTAGGATCTTTAACCACGAGTTCACGAAGAGCCTCACCACCTGGTAAGAAGTGGCGATAGTACTCTTTACGGATCTCAATGTAATCATTGATCTGCTTATAGCTTTTCGCCCCTCGTAGCTTTTCCCAATCTGACTTAGGTACTGCTTTAGGTGCTGATGCTCCCTGAACTTCAGGTAACTGGTACGGTAGCGGATCGCTTAGTACGCCGTTTTTTGGTCCACTCATTATTGTCCTCCTACGCTATTCATAGCCATTTGATACATATCGTATGCTTGAGCCGCTAGATCAGGATCAGTAAATTGGTGCTGACCGAGAGTAAACGGTGTTTGTGGTGATGCTTGCAATACCTCTGGTGGGTACTCAGGCATCGGTGGTGCTTGTGGTGGTTGTGGTACACCCTCTGGCATAGGTACACCAGTCGGAGCAGGAGTGCCACCAGCAGGAGGTACACCGTTACCAGTTGGCATACCTTCAGTACCAGCAGGTGTAGCAGGTTGCTGAGGCATTTGAGGAGTAGTAAACATCTTGCTCATAAATGGAAGATCCATCAACTTGCCGATCTCACTAAAGGTGTACTCCCAATCAGGCACTTTACCAGTCGCCTCTTGGTACTGCTGAAGAGCGTTTGGCATTTTGCCGATAAAGCCCCAGAAGTCCATGATCGACTGAAGGGTTTGCTGTTTGTTCATCTTGTAAGTACTGTCGTGCTTGAGTTGGAAACGAGCAGTAATACCCTTAAAGGCATCAGGTCGTACCTTGATACGCATTTGATTGCCACTCTCACTAAGTCGGAATGAGGCATAGCCCTGATCTTCAAAGTGAGTAAACATCTTGGCAAGGTCGGTATAACCGCTTTCGATGATCTCATTGATCTCTTGGCTGAACATATCTACAGGTATCTCTTCTTCAATCGTAGGAAGGATCGAGTACATAAGGTCGATAAGCTCAGTCATAGCACTTTCAAGGAAACGGCGATCTTGGTTATCACGAGTACTTTCACGTTCTGCAATCTGCTTAAGTGCCTCTGGTGTTTTACCAAAGCCAGGATCACTAGCACTTTCGGCGTTACTTCGGGTATCAGTCGTACCAGCAATACTCTGAATTGCACCCTTACTCATACCCTTCGCTGCTTGGTAGGTAGAAAGACCAGCAGTAGAAGTTTCAAGCCTTCGTGCATCAGGCTGACCGTTGAACTCCCAGATAGAGCCTGGTTCGTTACTAATCGTGTGCGGTACAGCAGTTTGCATATTGACCATCGTTGCAGGGAAGAGGTTAATCTTAATACCCTGAAAGTAGAAGTTATCAAGTCCATCGTTAGCGAACTGCATAGGCATAGATCGTTGGAAGTCGCCTACACCGTAGTAGCTATCAAACTTAGGAATACAACGCTTAATGACAAACGGAATACGAGCATTCTTGTGTGGGTTCTTGATGTTACGAATAACCTTACAGCCAAAGGTAGGCAAGAAGGTGATCCATCGTCCATCTTTACCACTCTCATAACGAGTAGCAATCTCAACCTGTCGGACAGATTGTCGCATACGCTCACGATAGCCAACAGTATCACGCTTAGGATCTGTTTCACGAGTTGCCTCTTTGATCTGGCTCATAATCGAACGAATAGCATCTTTGTCATAGCTATCGTCATCTTCGTCATCAAGAATATCTTGAAACCAATCAGCACCCTTATAAATAATGGCGTGAACGTGATCCATGTCGGTAATACTTGTTTCGCCCGATTGAGGAATGAAGTTACGAGGCGACCACAACCAGCAGTCAGGACCAAAGTAACCAGTCGGGCTAAGGTTAAGATCCACGAACATAGGCATGACGTTGTACTCACTTGAGCCGTACTGCCACATGTACATCTTCGTCAAGAAATCAAACTGAGCATTAGCGTTCGGGTAGATCCACTGCCTACGCAAAATATCAAGGAACATACCCTTGCCGTAGTCCTTCTTACCAAAAGCACGAGTTTCACCCTCTGGTAATTGACCTGCTACCCTAGCTGCTCGCTCAAGGTAAATGGTTGAAGTCATATTGTCGGTAAGTCCGTTACCAGTCTTTTTGCTTACAGGATCGTAGGTAAAGCCATTGTCCATAGCCTCATAAGCATCATAGTTCTCGATAGCATCATCATGTGCATCGACATCTTCAGAGTAATCACGATACAGTGCTTTCTCTTCGGGGTTCATTCTTTCTAATTCTGATAGCGTTTTAGCCATAATAACTCCTTTTTTTGTTTTGCAGATCTTTTAACCTTATTTTACCACTTATCATGACTGCATCATTCCATACTGGTTAAACTTAGGTTTTGGTACTGGCTTGGTTTTTTTATTGCTCGTGCCGTACTTCAGGTAGAGTTTCAGGTAACGAATACCGTCAGGGTGGTCATCGTCCTTTTTAACAGGATCTTCAGAAGGTAGACGGTTCTCTTTGATCTCTTTGTACTTGTAGTTTTCAAACTGGTAGATGGTCATCTTACAGTTCTCGGTAAAGTACATATCTGGCTCAGGCTCGCCTACCAGTTGGATCTTTGGCTTGATCATCGGAGCTACCAAAGCAATACCAGAGGCTACTGATCCTTGAGGCTTGTACGCAGGAATAATGGCGACAGTGTAGCCAAACACCGCAGGGGCTTTCTTCATCACTTGATCAATAAGGTCAGGTCTAGCACTATCGCAGATAATACCAGTGATCCTTTTATCGCCGTTTTTGAGCTTGATCTGTTCAAGACACTCATCAATGTCCATCTCGTAGCCATGTACCTCATTGGTAACAAACCACTTGCCACGACCATCAATATCAACACAGTTAATAGCGGTAGGGTGTCCTTCAGCCCAACCAAAGTCCCAAGTCCAGTAGCGTACTCCCTCATCGTAAGGAATACGAGCATCAGTAGGACTAATGACGTTATACTTGCGATCAAACCATTTATAGACTGATCCTGCTGCTGTACGGAATTGCAACTCAACCTCCTGTAAGAATATATCTAACTCACCTTTATCTTCGGCTTCTTTACGCTCGGCAGCGATCCACTCAGGATCTACCGCAGGGTTATCTCGCCATGTCGCCTCAAGGTAGTACCAACGCTTGTGCTTTTCTTGCTTGGCGTATTCAAGTAACTCCCACCAGTGGTTGTAACCTTTGGCTGTACCCATGAAGGCAGCCCAACCCTTAGTAGTGGTAAAGAAGTATTTGTACACCGTAGCAAAGTTGTTCGGATCTTGATCCTGATACTCGTCAAAGATCATACCGTAAGAGAACTTACCACGATGGTCATCTGCATAGTCTGAACCCAAAAGTTGAATGGTTGAACGTGCCTTTTCGGTATTGTGCTTGATAGCTTGCCAACCGATACCTGGCATATTAAACGCCCCCTTCATGTAATTGAAGGTGATCTCAAGATCTGTGGCGTTCGTGTCGTACACCATATCTTTAGGGATCATGTGAAGGTACTGTTTCCACACAACATCTTTAGCGTGTTTGTGGGTATTAAAGACGATATGGTAAGGTCCTTGTCGATATGTCGCAGCCATTTCTAGGTGCTTAACACTCCACAAGGACTTACCTACCTGACGACCCCAAAACAATGTGCCTCGATCATACCCATCAACAAGGAAGGCTTTGTGAGCCATAGCCTGTTTTACATGAGGGTTGTAAACGAAAGCACCATCGGACATGAGATGCCTACAATCGTGGTGTTTTTACTGAGCCAACACCTGATTGTGTCGCAAGACTTTCAGCTTTTTCAACTCCGCTATCGTGATCAGTAATAGCCTCAGTATCAAACACTTCAACAGCTTTACCGTTAATAACTTGAGTTGTAGATTTGTTCTTAAACTGAACAACCTTTGGTGGCGTAAAGATGTCAAAGAGCCATTGTCGTAAACGCAGGTAACGGATCTCATCAAGTAACTGATCAACACTTTCAAACTGATCAAGAATACCCATACGCTGTGCAGCGATCTGAGCAGTAACCTCATCTTCGTGTTGCATCTGTCGTGCTACGAGAGCAGCCTTACCTGTCGGTTCGTTGTTCTCATCGTACAAACGGCGGAACAATGAAAGGGTAAAGCGAGGCTCAGAATACTTAACACGATCCTTCTCGTAAGTAACACCGTCCACTTCCCATTTGAAGATGTAGTTTTCAGCAAGAGCGAAACGCTTAAGTGAAGGCTCATCAAACAAACGCTTAGTAGGATCAGGGTAATGTGAGTGTTCAACAGGGTATTTAACAAGAATACCTTGCACACCGTTCTCAGTAATGTAGGCTTTATTTAGCCCACGCCCGATCTCAGCAATCTTATCATCTGGTGCAGCGGTCAGAGCAGCAGGGTTGCCCTGTTGCAATGCAATAATTGACTGTTGCATGTTGAGCATCATGCTCATAAGTTGTTCATTGGTAAATTGTGTTGGTGCTTCAAGTACAGGACTTCCGCCCTCTACAGTTGGCTCATCAACAACTTCATCTGTAACAGGAGGTTCAAAAGTAGCCTGAGCAGCTTGAGCTTCCTTTACTTCAGTTGGTTCAAACTCTTCGTCATCGACTACAGGTTTCTTTTTTGCTTTCGCCATCTCACGCAAGCGTTGATCATTAGCGAGTTGTTTTTCAGTTCTAGGTTTTTTAGCCATAAGACCTCCATTCAGATATTTTTATTTAAGTTCGCTTTTGTTTAGAGGTTTTTGTGTTCGTTCTCTAAACTATAGCATTTTGTCAATTAAAAGTGTACTTATTGCAACAGTCTGTTTTTCTTCTCTTCGGCACGTTGAGCGTAGTGCTTACGCAACACCTTCTGTACCTTCTGAGTTGAGTTAAACTCAGTAGCAACCATGTGCCCTTCAAGTTCGGCGTATTGGCGTTGCTTGTTCTTCCACTTGCGACCATTAGGTAGTTTTCGGCGTTTCTTTGTAAACGGCTTATCGCTTACTCGCCCACGACCAGGAACAGTACTATCGCTGCCCCATTCAGATTTATAGGTATCGTGAATAGCCTTACGAGTTCGGCGGTGTCTGAACCGCATCTGCTCATCGTTTTCTAAAGTCATTGCATCTTGCAAAGATAGTCCCCTACCCATTACTGTCTAGCTCCCATAATTAAGTTCATTTCTTCTTGACTTACTTTTTCTTCAACTATCGCACCGCCAACCGTAACTGCAAGTCCAGCAGTCGTAAGCGAGTTACGAACTACCTCACAGGTAACGATCATCGGGTCAATAATTCCAGCTTTAAGGGTGTCTACTTTCTCACCAGTCGCTACGTCAATTCCTTCGCCATGCTTAAACTTATCAACATTGAGGTTATAGCCTGAGTTTTCAAGTAGTATTTCAAACGGTAGTGTAAGCGTGTCGAGTACCCACTGAGTATCAGCAATCGGCTTAAGCTCATTTGCTATATCTCGTAAGGTAACACCACCACCAGCGACAACACCACCCTTAAGGGCAGCACGAACAGCATTGATCGCATCGTCCACTCGGTAGCGTTTCTCTTTAATTTCACTATCAGTCGCACCACCAATCTTGATCACACCAACACGACCTTCAAGGGTAGCAATTCGTTCACGCAACATTTCTTGTTTTGTGTCGCTTGCATCTTCAACTTGGTTTTTAAGCGTATCAACACGATTTGCAACATCTTCTTCAGCACCCTTACCACCGATAATGATAGTATCTTCCTGTGCTACGACAGTCTTATCAGCAGCACCAGCGTAACTAATATCGAGGTTGTCTTGCCAACCAGCAAGGGTCATGTCAATCAGCTTACCGCCTGTGAGAATTGCAATATCTTCTAACTGCTCAACTCGGTTCTGATCGTAACTCGGACCTTTAACGACAACGGTGTTCAACACACCCTTCACCTTATTCAAGATAAGCGTGTTCATCGGATCAGCCTCAACCTTGTCAGCAATAATCATCAGAGCTTTGCAGCCACTTTGAAGGAGGGGGTCAAGCACTCCCTTAAAGTCCTCAAGATCTGTGATCGTACCATTAACGGCAAGGATCGCAGTGTTTTCAAGAATTGACTTGCGAGCGTTCTGATCAGTAATAAAGTACGGCGACATAAAGCCTTTTTCAAAAGCATAGCCTTCAACAACTGAGCTTTCATCTTCTAATGCCTGAGTATCTTCAACGGTGATCGCACCATCAAACCCTACCTGTTCCATCACATCAGCAATAAGTTTAGCGAGTTTTGGATCGCCACCGACTGAGATCTTAGCAATGTTTTCAACATCAGCGTGAGTTTTACGGATCTGTTTTGCTTGAGCTTTTACTGCCTCAGTGAGCGGTTTAATGTACGCATCAAGTTCACGCTTAACGACCATCGGGTTAATACCTTTATCAACCTGTTCCATCGCAGCCTTGATAAGATGGTAAGTCAGGATCGTAACAGAAGTTGTACCGTCCCCTACCTCGTCCATCTTCGCACTTGCCTCTTTCACAAGATCAACACCAATACTTTCAGGATCGTTCTCAAGTTTAACCGCACGAGCTACCGTAACACCATCATGAGTGATACTAAACGCACCAAACTTATCTTTGATCAAAACGTTTCGCCCTTTTGGTCCGAAAGTCGTCTTGACTGCATCATAAATAATTTCAGCACCCTTTAGTACGTTCGTTCGTGTTTCTTGGTCTTTAGTGATCATTTCCTCTTAACCTTTCTTCTAATCTTAATTTTTCACTTGCTAGTAACATTTGTTCGATAGCGATGTCCGCTATTCGTTTTCGTAGATCTTCTCGTGTGGCTTCTGTCATGACCTCCTGCTTAGTGAAGATGTCAATGACAGGGGCTACAAACTCGCCTCTTCCCATGATCGTAGGATCTCAAGAAGGTTCGAGTAAGCAATACGCTCACGACCCTTGCCCTTCTTACCTTTAACTTTTGATTGCAAAACTTTCACCGACAAAATATCTTGGCGGATCTCATTCACTCGTTCTATGTTTTCTTCTTTCATGCTTTGAACCTCACCTTTCCGTTAGCAGTATCTAACAAACCATGATTAGCTTTGAATACGAACAACCGCTTTTCTTGAATGTCAGCGATAGCCGTAGCAAACTCTTTTTTAATATCTTCTTCACTCAGATCACCTTTATGACCAAAGATCCGATTTGCCTCAAGGTACTCGCAGGTAGTACCCCATCTTTTGTTTATGGCTACTCGGCACTTAACCATGTAGCCTTTGGTGAGCTTGTCGATCTTCACCTCAACAGGCTCATTAAAAGGAGTAAGATCTAGTACATCAAGGTTTGTACCAGACATCTGTATCATTTCGGGTATAGAGGTCATTTGTTCCTCACAATCAAGTTCACATCACCAAGACGAGTATCTTGAATATCATCTATTGCAATAATCTTTGCATACTTCTTTCGTAGCTCAGTATGTTCTAACTTCGAGTGATACTTCACTCCATCAGGATCAGGTACAACTCTTTCAGTTATGGTTCGAGCATAATTCGCCCCACCACCAGACCAAACAATAACATCAACATTCTTCCACTTTTGAGCAGCGAACACAGAGATCATAGTACTGATAAGAGTAAACGTCCCTTCGCCATCAATAAGAGTGCCGTCTACATCAAAACAAATAGCCACTTTTTCCATGCCATCGCCAAACGGTAAACCTAGTTCTTCATTCTTACCCATCACGCTTCCTTCTCTCGACCACTGAGGCTATTAACGTAAGCCTGTTTGTTGCCGTCCCATTGCCAATGCTTACAGGGGCGAACACCTTTGCAACACTGCAACTCCCCAGACGGATCAACACCAGCCTCTTGCCAGTTAGTAGTTTCCGCTTGCGGAAAAGAATTATTTTTTTGGGGCGTATGTAACTGAACTACGTTGCCTGGTACTTTAATTTTTTCAATATCTTTAGGGTCGATGAAACCAACCTCTGTGTACCCTTGTGGGGGTATAAGCCTACGAACAGCATAGTCTTGCATCGTCATTCTAGCCGTTGCTGCACCTGTCTTGATTAACTGGTGCTGTTCCTCAGTAAGTTTGATATGTAATATCTTCATAGTCTAAATATACTAAATAGTCTAAATAGTCGCAATAGTCTTTTTAGTCTAAATTATACCTGCACACGAGTAGTGTATGTCTGGCTAGACACTCCCCCACAGGGTCATACATATATATACATATCGGACAGGGACCCAGCCACACAACAGAGGTGGGGGGGCTACAATGGCATTTATTTTTTTATATCTTCTAATGACTAACTACGAGTATACGAGTGCCTAAGCACTAGGATCATCTGCTAACTGATCAAGGATCTCTTGAGGTACTTCCTCGCTAGTGCCACTAAGGTTATAGGTAACAGATACATGCTTACTTTGCATCTCTACCCTTTGAGTTGCCTTGCCGTTGGCTTGCTCATACATAAACATGGCTACATCTGCCACCTTATTACCCTTCGCCTGACTGTCATCATTGACTAGTATATCTTCAAGCCTACCCTCAGCCAGTCTTGCTAGGCGTGAGGCTGTTTCTACTCTGACTGCTACCTCTGATACAATGTCAGCTTTTGTCATGAGTTCGCTTGCATAATTCCTAATAGTGCCATAAGCAAGATCTTTCTTTGCAGGGAAGGCTTTGCGATAAGCTGTTACCATTGAATAGCCTTTACCTACTAATGCACAAAAGGTTTGTTCTTCTACTGTAAGATCCGACACAGACAAGGTTTGATCTTTTACCCTGCCCCGATCTTTTGTGCTTATTACTTCGCCTTCGATGGCTTGTGCTTTGCTCATGGTGTAGCCTTTCTTTTTAAGTGGTATATGTCTATTGATCTAATTGTATAACAATGCTTACACTTTTACCCTCGCCCGATCTGCCATGCTTACAATCACTTGACAATATAACAGTGGTAACAGATTAAATTATATAATTATGTAAAAAAGTACTTGACAATATAGAAATGGTTTGCTATTATAAGAGAGTAAACATGAAAGGAACTAACCACATGCAATCATCAATAACTAATAAAAAGGTAATCAATACACTTGTTAATGCAGGTTATGGATCAACATCACTTGCATACATACTTTGCGAGCTTGAAGATCACCCGACACAACGAGAGTTTATCTTGTGTTACTGGTTGAACAAAAGTGCAGAGAGCCAGATCGTTAAAGAACTATTAAAGGAACTAGCATAATGACACAGCAAGAAATAACCTATAAAGCACTTATTGATCAGATGCTTACATTTGAAGGATCAATGACAGATACTTACTCACGCTTTTATAATTACAGTTATTACAATATGGCGTTGCTTTACTATCAAGGCGTTAAAACACCAGTTGCCACCTATAAGAAATGGCTTGAACTTGGACGACAAGTGCAAAAGGGATCTAAAGCTAAAGTTATCTGTATGCCTCGTATGTATAAGAATGAGGACAATGAAACAGAAATAGCTGGCTTTTCACTTCGCCCGACAGTGTTTGAATACTCACAGACTGACGGTGAAGAACTTGAAATGCCACAGCCTAAGACTTGGCACATCTTAACCGCTACCGAAAAGCTAGGCATTAAAGAAGTATCTTACAATGCTTTACTAGGTAGCAATGGGAACGCTCAAGGCTACAGCATTAAGATGGAATATGCAGTAAGCCTGATGGCTAAATATCCTCTTAAGACCACACTTCATGAGATCGCTCATATCGTACTTGGACACACCACAAGGGACACGCAAGACGAAGAACACTCAGGCATCAGAGAGTTTCAGGCTGAGGCTACCGCTTACCTAGTCATGAAAGAACTCAAGATGACTAAGTGCATGAACGAAGGCGAAAGCCGAGCCTATGTGCAAAATTGGGTAAAGGGTACTCAGATCGAAGAGAAAGACCTTAAGCAAGTATTCACAGCAGTAAACAAAATCATTAACGCAGGAAGGGAAGAGGCGTAGAGCCTCAACCCTCGAAAGGATCTAATATGAAAAGCTATAAAGTCGGAACACATATCAACCTTAAAAAGAAAGATCATACTAAGTTATATATCTTCTTGGCAGGTGTAGCCGTTGCTTTACTCGCCCCCTTCTTGATTGATTGGGTATTGTTTGGAACGCCCACGCCTTGCCACACTGTAAAAGTATATGAAGATGGCTCAAGCCTTCAGGCTTGTAAGGTAAGGAACTAATATGATCACACTTAAACGATACAACGAGCAGAGCTTTACTCAAGCCGAAGAAGAGGCAGTGAACGCCCTTCACGACAATTTGACAGAGTTCTTTAAGGCTATGGGCTTTGAAGATGAAACGATAGACTATGCCACCGAAGATCTGTATAACTTCCTTGATCCGAACATGGCTAAATATATAAAGTTTAATAATTCTGTAAAGAAACGCTTGACAAAATAGACCGAGCTTGCTATACTGAAAGAGTAAAAGAAAGGAACTAACATGAACCGACAAGATAAAGCCGAGCTACTAGCAGATATTTGCGTGGAGCTTGCAAAACGAGAAAAGGCACAGCGTGGCAATGGTTGGCACGAGCTTATGGGAGTATCACAAGATCTTCTAGGCTTAATGATACAACGCCGACACCACGACAACGGCGAAACATCTGTAGTAGTTTATGACAGCGTGGACGATTGGAAGAACAACCGAGAGCCACTTGTAGTGAGGAGTGAGCAATAATGGAAGAACACAGCCGTTTTGATCCCGATCACTATAGCAAGTGCCAGCCTTGTTATGAAGATCATCTTGACTTCTGTATGGAGCAAGAGGACGAGGCAAGGCTTGATGCAATGATCGAGCAGGAAGAATACGAGGAGGTGTTATGAGTGTATCACTTCTCGAAGTCATAGAGCATGGCGGTTATGATCTGAACACTCTCGAAGATGCTTACTGGTTAAAAAGTAAATCAAGCGAGTGGGACGAGTTACTTGAAAAGGCTGAAAAGTTGATCGAGGAACACGAAGAAGAAGAGAACCGCAAAGCCGAAGAAGAATATCAAGCAAAGTTTGGCGATGAGCCAGACGATGATTATCACAAAGATATGCAAGAAGAAAGGTAAACACTATGAGTAAAATTGGAAACGTAAATCTAATGATCACCGAGATCGCTGAAGATCTAGGCATCGAAAACGATCCTGCAAACTTCACCGATAGCGAGAAGACAGCCGTAAAAGCTGAACTTGAAACGATCATCAAAACTAACTCTTGTGAGGCTGATTGTCCACACCGAGCAGCACTAGGCTTACTATGAAACTATCACGCCTAACACCTGCACAACTATTCAAGATCAAAGCCCCTGTATGGGGCAGCCGATCCGTTGGACTTGCTACCTATAAAGTAGGACAGCACAACGAGATCCGTATTGAAACAACTAACAAGGAAGGAGCATTGCTTTACCCTCAACCGCTTTACATCAGTGGCGAGAAAGCACGATCATACCCGATTGAACCAGTAAAGAAGAACCCTAACATCAAGCTATACATCATACCGATCTCAGATCTTGAGGTGCTAGAGCGTGAGTGAGGTATTACAGAACACACTTATATTTTCAGGCATCGCACTATTTTTCATCACTTGGGGAGTAGTGAGTTGGTACATAGATAAACGAAAGGAAAAGAACAATGGCAGGACGACCAAAGCAAACGCAAGCTAACTTAGCAGCACTTAAGAAACTCGATAAACTTGAAACACCTATCGTAACAGTACGACCATTGATCGCTTATATCATGCGTGAGAGTGATTGCACCCTTCAAGAGATCGCAGACGTTTTTAACGTATCACGCCAACAGGCAGAAAATATCTACAATAAAGCGAAAAGGGAACTAGGTGGTGAGTAAAACAGCAACAGCAGTCATATCATTTTTTATTGGTATGGGAGTAATCGTAGTCGGGCTAACTCTTGGAGTAGCATTGATCGTTAATGGCATAAGTGAACGAAAGACTTTTGTTATCGACAAAGAGTGGACCGTTGCAGTGAATGAATACCGTAAGCAAAACAATGTTGAACCAGTAAAAGAGGACTACTTTTTGAACACGCTCGCAGCAGCGAAATGCGATGATATGGTTGAACGTAACTATTACAGCCACTATGATCCTGATGGTAAGCGTATTGATGCACTAGCGATGAAACTATACTCATTTGATCTTAATAAAGAGGCTTGGGCTGAGAACATACATAAAGGTGCAATATATACGTCAAGTAAAACAATGCTCGATTGGTATAATTCGCCAGAGCATAGAAAAGCCATGCTTGATCCAGTTTATACACGAGTTGGACACGCTCAATGTTATTCAGGCAGCAGTTATACAATGGTGGAGGTTTTTACCGATGAATACTAGCATACCAGCAGAGCCGTTTGATCCTAAGACATTTGAGGATCTTGTGTTTCTGATGGACAAGACTGTTGAAACTCTGAGCAATAAATATCAGATGAGCGAAATGGACAGCATGATCCTAGTCAATACTTTTAAGATGGCTTGTGGTGAATATCACCGTATGGTTGAAGAAGGACTTGTGCCTTTTCAGTTTCAATACCGCCGAGATAAACCACGACAAGTTGAACATAATTTGACCGACATCAGTTTGTGTATGAGTTGTTTTGCTATGACACACTCAGTCGATATTAACGGAAGATTGTGTTGCGGTAAGTGCAAAGAATTAAAGCAAAACTAAAAGCAGAGGCGAAGAGAGTTGAAAGGAACTAACTTAAAACTTCTTGTGTGCCTCTGCTTTTATTACTATACATTATAACAGATATGTGGAAAAGTTTACAGAGAACGCTTTAACTTTTTATATTTTATCAATCTTTTAGTATCCCACCGACCATTTTTATCAAGCATATTGTACTCACGCAACACACCGAAAGCAGTCTCTAAAGTTGATAGCCCACCGCTCGTATATACTCCAGGCTCTGGCTCGTAACCCCACTGATAGATAACTTCCATAGCGAAGTCAAGCATCTCACGGTTGCGTGGAACCGAGATCTCTGGCGTAAGCATAAAGTCTTCTATCAGCTTCCTAGTCTCTTCGACCGCTTCGCTACGATCATTCGCTGAGTTGCCTATCTCAAACATTTTGTTCATCATCTGATTAGCAACTCGTGCATACGTCCTGGTTGCTATACGTTGCTCTTCAGTTAGTAAACTTTTCATGCTACCCCCTTCTAAGGTTTCACTTTTATTTGTTAATCGTTTTTTATAATCTTCGTAATTCATACTCACCAACCCCCGACTGCTTCGCTGTGCTCGCAATCGTCCCCATGCTTGGGGAGATTATAGTTTATTATTTATAGATTATAGTATTGCTTTATATCGGACAGGAGAGGAGAGGACACAGCCCCCCCTACCCCCCACCAGTTTTTCTGATGAGTAGGTAGGAGGAGCGGTATAAGCTATCGGCTCAGTGTCGGATCGGCTTACATGGTAGTTACCCCTCGCACCCCTGCGTTATCACTACCTACATCTACCCTCACTTACGCCACTGACATTTGATACTGTGTACCCGTCCTGTATAACGATCCCTATTGGACTTTGTGAATTGAAGTGTTGCAACTTCTCTACTTACGTTGGTAAATGTACCCTGACAACCCCTTGTGAATTGTAGTTGTCTTTGCTATCATAACACTGTGAATTGTAGTGAGGCAATAGCCTATCTCGATAAACATTGAACCGCCCCTGTTGGCGGTTTTTTGTTACCTGTGGAAAACTTAAACAGATTGAAAAATCAAGCCATTTTTGCTATACTATCAGCAGCACAGAAAGGAACTAACAAAATAGTGCTTAGACCAACGGCATACCAGACGTTTGATGAATTGAGGGACTTTTACCTTGATTATATTCGTGTCAATCGTGAGGTTATGAAGGCATTAAAAGGCGGTATAGATCGCAGCAGTGATATACAATTTAAGAAAGATTGCTGGGAAAGCATACACATCACTCAAGAAGAGAATAAGCGTATCTATGAAGAACTGAAAGAGTGTCAGCGTTGGTGGATTAAAGATGGTAAATCTAAATACGAAGAGAGGGTAGAAAAAATAAATGGCAGGATCTGATTATTGGAAAAAACGCTTTAAGGGCATGGAAGATACTGAGTTTCAGGAAGTTGAAAAGGCAGTTATCGAACGAGGGGCAGAAAGTGATATTGCAGAGCCGAACGATGGTTTGATTAGCATTGACGATATTGCAGACGATATTAAAGAAGAGTTTGAAAGTTGGGGCAAAGTACGAGGCTTACGATCAGGCTACACCACCCTAGATAAAAAGCTAGGCGGAATGGGTGAAGGTCATGTGATCCTTATTGGTGGTGAAACCAGTAACGGTAAATCAGCACTCGCCACTAACATTGCGGTCAATGTCGCAAAGACCGATCCAGTGCTATACATCACACTTGAGATGCAAGCAAAAGAGATCGGTAGTCGCATCATGCATATCTACGGTGAGAACGTGGGTGATCTTCAGATGCTATTTCAATCACAGTTTAGGCTTACCTATAAAGACGTAAAGCCTCTTCTTAAGAACGCTATGGAATATGCAGGGATCAAGCTCGTAGTATTGGACTACCTTCAATACTTAGGGCGTGGTATGAAAATGGAAGAAGTAGCGATCATGAGCAAGGAAATGAAAACGCTCGCCCTTGAGTTTAATATACCTTTTATAGTGATCGTATCACTTCGTAAGGCAGAGCAGGGCAAAGGTAAACGCAAGTGGACCGATATTGAGATTGAAGATCTTATGGGTACTGGTAGCATTGGCTATGATGCAGATGCAGCAATTATTGTAAGCCGTAAGGATCTCAACAACGAGTATGATGAGGACAATGTATATGTGAAGATCCTCAAAACTCGTAACGCTCGCTTGGACTACACTGATCGTTATGTTGCACTTAAATGGGATCGCACTCGTATCACTGAGGACTTTGTTGAGGCTATCAACTCAGGCAAAGACGAAGGCTGGGAAGAGGCAGGAACACAGCAAAATATGCTTGACAAACACTAATTCGTTTGTTATGATGGGTACATCAAAGCAGAAAGGAACTAACTTTGAAAAAGAATATTAAAGTAACGTTTTACGAAGAACTAAAAAAAGGCACAATCGTTAGAGCTATCGCAACAGGTATTGGCACACACCCTTTTCTTGTTGTTCGTGATGATCAACCGATAGGTACGTTCGCTACTGTAACAAACATAAATGGAAAGACATATCTGGTATGGGATCAGGTATAAGTTTCAATACCATTAAAGATATTGTCGTAGCTCATGACGGCAAGAGCAAAGATATACTGACCGCAAACCTTGTGAAAGTGTTTGCTGATGAACTAATCAAAGAAAGGGCGAGGGTAACTCAGGAACTATTATCATCGGGGTATATAAAACCAGAACATCAAGTTAATGCATATAAAATAGCAAAGGAATTGAAATGAGTGAGTTTCAAGAACGACCTGTTGAGGGAACATCTGAGTACCACCTATACATGCTTAAAAAGCTCGCAGCGTGGCTACAACGTAACCCTAAGCAAACTAAGTTAGTTGATGATGAACTTGCAGCAGTACGCTGGGCTATCGGACTAATAGAAGGTAAGTAATAACTATGTCAGAAATAAAAGTAGTTGGTTTAAGTTTCCGCCGAGTAACAAAGAAACTTCGCAGGAATAGCAAGGTAACACTTGTACCAGAGCCAACAAATAAATACGATCCTAACGCCCTCGCAGTTCACGCTGATGATGGTACTATGATCGGTTACATTGGTAAGGCTGATCCTTTCCGAGAAACACTTTTGAGCATGGCTAATAAAGAACCAGTAACCTTGAAGGTACTGATCGCACGACATCACAAAGAAGGTGATGACAAGCTATGGGAAAGCGTACAGGAAGGTGATCTTGTTCAGTTGTGGCTTGAGCCAGAAAAGACAATGCGTAACGATAATCTATTCACTGAGGTTACGTCATTCACTGGTGAAAAGGTACTGTGGAGCGAGTTCTTACACGAGGCTACCGATCTTGAGGGTAATACCCTTATGGGTGGATCTACCTACGCTAAACAGTTTGAGAGTGAGTTTGATGCAGTAAACATTGCTAAACGATACGCTAAGAAGAATGGCTATGATGCCGTTATGGTTCAGCAGTATTGGGAAAGCATGGGACGGCTATCAGCAGACTTTGGTACATCAGTACACAAGGCACTTGAACACTATGGTAAATATGCAAAGGTCTTTGGACACGAAGAGTGTATGCCTCGTATGCAACCGCTACGAGATGCAGTTGAGGCTTTTCTAGCCACCGCCGACTTTGAAGGCACAATTTCTGAACCGCTTATCACTGATGTTAAACAAGGTATGAGTGGTTGGGTCGATCTACTCAGGTTTACTGGTGATAAGGAAGTCTACATTGAGGACTTTAAGACCAACACCTTTAAGGAAGGCGACTATGCCACTAAGTGGAATAAGAGCCTTGCCATTTACCGCCACCAACTTAACTACTATGGTACGATCTTACAAAATCATGGCTATACAGTTAAGGGCTTGGTAATCTGGCACTACCATGAGGGTAGTTGGAACAAGCACACAAGCGAGTTTACGCCTGTGGAAAACTATGTAAGAAAGGAAGTTTAATATGGTAAACCCAAAGGTAACAACCGAAACAGTTGAGGCTAATTCTACTCAAGAGCGTGATGCTCACATTGATGCAGAAACAGCTAAACGAACTGCAAGCTACGATCCTCTTTTGAAAGATCGTGCTAAGGCAGCAGGGATCAATCCCGACAACTTCGACACTGAGAGTTTACTCGGTGAGGCAGTTGAAGAATACGAACGTAATAATCAAGAAAGTGAGAAAGAATAATATGGCTGATCAAGAATGGACTGAGGCAGGTAATGGTGGTGAGGCTTGGAAGCCTGAGAACGTAGGTGATACGATCACTGGTACTTACAAGTCCCTAAAAACTAACGTAGGCATCAACAAGAGCAATATCTATGTGTTGCAAGAAGAAGGTAAAGACGAAACAACGTCTGTATGGGGTTCAACCGTACTTGATGGTCGTTTTGAAGAGATCCCTGTTGGTAGCCTTGTAAAGATTGAATATCTTGGTAAGGAAAAGGGCAAGTCGTCTCAACCATACAAGAACTTCAAGGTCCTTTACAAAGCCGTACCTGGTGCTGTAGCTGACACCTTTCCTGGTGCAGAAGTAGCGAGCTAGTATATGGCTGATGGGGACTGGAAAGAGGCAGGGGGTGATACACCTCAAGCACCTGTGGGTGATAACTCCCTGCTCAGTTCTCTCAATATAGACGATTTTCGCTTAACAGAAAATGCTAAGTTTCAACAACTGAGTAAAGAACTTGCGGATCTTCAACAGAGGATCTTAAAGGACGAGAAAGAGGGGCGTTTATACAATTATGTGGAAAACCCCTCACTACTCGGTGATTATCTTGGCAAGCTACGTCTTAGGTGTGCAGAGCTTTACAGCTTTTCTAACCTATACATTGACATCTTAAGTGATCTACAACGTGAGTACGCCTTAAAGCGACAGGAGTTGTATGTTGAAACTCTGAACAAGCCTAAAGGTTCGCCTTCAGGAGCAGAGAAACACGCACGAGAGATGACACGCATAGATGAAAGTAAGATCGGCTTTATCGAGAACTGCTTACAACAAGTGAAAAATGAATATCAACGTTATGACGGTATTTGTATCTATCTGCAAAGTCGTATGAAAGAGTTTAACACTGAGCGTATGACCGCTTAGAAGGGAATTGAAATGAGTGATTTAACATTCGGACAAAAAGCTATGGGTGTAAAGTTTAACCCATCTGGTGATGAAAAAGTTGCACGATTAAAAGAGCTGTTTGCTGAAGTAGCAGACATCTTGAACGATGATCGGGGTGATAATCGTGATGAACGTGCAAGGCTGGCATCGGTGGTGATCACTGAGGCTCAGACTGCTCAAATATGGGCTGTTAAAGCCGTAACATACGAGAGGTAGTCGTATGGGGGTATCAAGGAAACCAAACGGTAGATATGAGGCTCGTTACCGCCGTAATGGTAAAACGATCCATGTAGGGACGTTTGACACCGAAGAAGAGGCACGAGCAAACCTCAAGTTAGACCGACAGACATACGATGCTACTATGGCACAGCCTGTTGATCGCTATAAAGAAGAGCATTTAGATGCTCAAAAAGAACCTACATTGTGGGAACGAATTAAAGCAGCTTGGCGAGGTTAGTATGAATAGCTATCTTCAGCTAACCATTCATGGTCAGACACCAGCTCAGAAGAATAGTAAACAGATTGCACGTTTAAGAGATGGTCGTACCATTCTCATAAGTAATAAGATTGTTCAGGCATGGCAGAAAGAGGCAGCAAAAGAGCTTGCACTACTTTACCAGCGTGATACATTCACTGAACGAGTAAGAATATCTTACATGTTCTTTGTGAAGGACAATCGAGGCAGGGACATTGACAATATGATTGCCTCAGTCAATGATGCACTTGTTAAGGCAGGTATCATACTGGACGATAAATGGCAGTTACTCGCCATAAGATCAGCAGATGCACAACTCGACAAGGAAAACCCTCGTGCAGAGATTGTCATAGAGAAGTATGGGCTATGAGAACGCAAGATGGGCGAGAACTCAAAAGCGGTGGAAACGTGAGAACCCACCAGTAAACGGTGAAACATGGACTTGCATCATAGGTGGTGCATCTCTCACCGATAACCCGATGGCGTACCCTTACGCTTTACCGCTTACTCTCGACCATGATATACCACGTTCACGAGATCCGAAGTTGAGGCATGAACTGAGCAACTTACACCCGATGTGTGCATATCATAACGGTGAAAAGGGCAGTAGATCTCTTGAACAATATAGAAAGCAATTAGGTGGGAACTTCAGTCAATGTCAATTTTAGTATTGACATTCTATACCACTTATGCTAATATAGAATAGTCATAAACGAAAGGAACTAACAAAATGACTAAAGAAACAACTAACTCCCTTGAGGAGTACAAGACAAGTGTCTTAAAGCGAGAATATCGTTATAAGATCGGTATCACAGCAGTATTAACCTTTATGGCATCAATCACTGTTGGACTGATCGTAGGCTACTTTTGGGCAATCGGTATCATCACTGATAGCCAGAGTAAGGCAATGAACGTCATTACTTCTGTTAAAGAAACAGCAGAAGTAAAAACACAAGCTCAGTAATTCCGCCGACTGAGCAGCCAAAAGAGGCGGAGGTCATACCTGTTAAGGTAGAGCCTCAGATCAACTACGAGGCAGAGGCTAAGGCTTTCATCTACACAAAGGAAAGTAGCAACAGGCTTGATGCAGTCAATGGATCTGGTTGTAAAGGACTAGGGCAGGACTGTAACAACGTACTTCATATCGAATGTCCTAACTGGCAAACTGACTACGCATGTCAAGATGCCTTTTGGGAACGGTATATGCAGAAACGCTACGGTACTTGGGTGAAAGCTAAAGCCTTCTGGCTCGCAAGAGTACCTATAAATGGAGTAGATGTCGGTCATTGGTGGTAAAATAGATGAGTGGGTCGTATAGGGGTTACGAGGTACGGAAAAGAGCAGTCTGCGAGGCTGTTCTTTTTCTTTGCCAAAACAAAAACACTCCCTTTCTAGGTAAGACGGTGGAGGGTAGAAACCATCTTACAGGAGTGTTAATGCCTAACATAAGTTAGAAATAGGGGGTATAAGGTACTCATTTGACGCTAATCTAATGATACCTTAAGTGTAATGCTACCCCCTTATTATGTCAAGTGATACTTTACAAACCAGCGATTTGACGAGCTTGTGCAGGGGTTTTACCCTCTTTGATCGCTTTGTTGAAGGCATCAACCTTACTGTTACCAGTAGAGTTAGGCTTACCGTCCTCATCAGCCTCTAGGATCTTGAATGATCCACGCATCTGAGCATCATGTTTCGCCTTTGCCTCAGCGTATTCCTTGCCGTATTCACGAACAAGGTAACTATCGCTACAATCTTCGTCATCACACTCAAGACCACCATAACGATCACCTTGAGATTTACTGATCATCTTCACCTTAATAGTGATAGTTGTCGTATCACCAACTTCGAGATCCTTCAGCTCAGGTAGAATACTCTCAGTGAGTTCTACTCGTGGGCGAGAAGGCTTAAATACTTTCTTGTTTCGAGGTTTATCAGCCATGATTATGCCTTTCTGATGTTAGCTATATTTATTGCAGCCCATACCTGACCACGAGCTACCAGCACCGCACGATCACCCTTTACCTCTGAAACGGTATAAGTAGGATCGTACTGAGTGAGAGGTACACCATCGTAACTGATACGGTTGATCGGTACGACAGTATCACCTTGCTTAATGGCGGCAGTGTTAGGTTTAGGAGCAGGTACACCAGCGTTCACAATAGCCTGAATAGCATCATAGTTATAGCCAGCAGCTACCAGACGGTTTTTACGCTCAGGGTTATTACCCCAATCGCCACGAGCCACCTCACGAGCTATTTCCTCGTTACTCTTACGAGCAGGAGTTGTAGGTACTGGTTGAGGAGCAGGAGCAGGAGTGTTATTTACCCAACCCTTGTAACGGAACGCACCAGCGAAGGCAGATTTAGCCACACGAGTAACATTGAAGGCAGCACCACCATTAGCACCGACAGCACCTCCCTGATTTTGTCCTAAGATCTTCATGTAGTTACCGTCATAGCCATCGAAGAAACCGATATGGTTAGGTCGCATAACAACGACATCACCGAGCTTAAGGCTATTTACATCGTACACAAGATCAAACTTATCGTATTTGTTTCGGTCCTTGTTAAGATCCCATGTACCAACCGCTAGACCGTTACCAGTAACCAGTGATAGTCCTAGCTGTTGCCAGAGCAGTGCAGCACCGTCCCAGCACTGCCAACCGTAGTAGTTATCTATATCGAAGCCTCGACCCTCAACAGCACTCTTAAATGCAGCGTATGATCCGATGGGCACTGAGTAGAACGTACCAACGCCACCTTCTTGCTCGTCAGCGATCTTTTGTTTTAGGTACTCCTCAGATGGTTTAGGTAGTCCAGCAATATCAAAGACCAGAGGCTTATCAGGATCAGTGTTTACAGCCTGTTCTTGAATAGCTTTCACCTGATCATCTGTTAGCCCTATTGTGATACCGAGTTTAGCGACAGTCTTACCAGCCATAACACCACTTGCGAGTAGCATAAGAGCGAATATGACACGAGGAGCAATAGCCTCAACATTTTGTAGTTCTATGCCCTGTAGAGCAGACTGAGCGATCAGCAGGTAAGTACCGACAGCCAAGCCAACGACTACACCACCGAGAGCAAGCCATTTTACCAAGCCATTGACGTACTTTCGCCAATCAAACTTCTGCTCGAATACATTGATATTCTGATATGCACCGACAACGGTATAGAGAACTACAAACAAGCTGTAGATCCCAAAGTCCGTAAGTGCTGTGAGTAATACGTCTATCATATAATCTCCTTTATTTCTTTTTCATTAAGTTAAGCGTTTCTTCACCAACAGTACGAATTGTACTGAGTTCAGATGCAATGTTTTGCAAAGGTACGTCTTTGAGAACGCTCACCTGTCCTCGTAGTTCGGCAATTTCACCAGTGTGTTTAGTGTGATCATCAGTCAGTTTATTTATTTGATCCTTTTGTTCAGCCTTACCAGCCTGTAGTGTGGTGATCAGGTTTTTTTGTTCCTCAACTGTGGCGGTCAATGTCTTACTTTTTAGCACCAGCACCGAGCCAATGATGGTAGTAATACCACCCACAGTTGTTGTTACAATTCCCAATAATTCCATATTTTCACCCTTTCAGTCGTTTTTATTTTGTCAATCTTTTAACTTAATTATAACACCATAATAAATATAAGTTTGACCCTAATTTTTTAGGGGCGAACCACTACAAGTTACCTCCTATAATTTAGGAAAAAGAAGTGTAAGCTATCAAAACATCAAAGAAAGCACATACACTTTGGAAGAACAAGCAGTCGGTACATGGGTAGATGGAAAGACTATTTATCGCAAGTCATGGGTTGGCACAAGTTCACTACCAACTGCTCATGGTATTACAGGGCTAGATGTACCTCTAGCCCTTGAAGCATTTGTGTTTAACAACGCCTCTGGTAGTACATGGCGACCTATTCCCTGGACGTTTAACGCTGGTGCTTACGATGCAACATGGAATGGTGGTGTTTCTATAAGCTCAACCACCTTCTCATGGCAACTTGGTACAAACTTGGGCGTGTTCAACAGGAATGTCGTAACACTCTACTACACTAAGACTTAAAGTACCTCGTACCAACCACCTATCATAAAGCTATCTGCACCATTAGCCCATGTCATAGGTACTGTTGGTGAGGTGGCTGATGGGCTAAGGTATGTACCTACCGCATTGAAACAGAGTAACGCCATAGTTGTAGGCGAAATTAACTGTGCCTCAGCAGGGAATTGAGCTGTGCCACCATCTAAGATATAACCCTTACTGTTAAGAGGGTTAATAGGCGATAGTTGAGCATGTTTAGGGCTTACTGGTACAGGTAATGAAAATGTATGCTGACCAGTAACCGATGCACCTTGTGTAACCTTGAGGTAGAAGAAACAAAACTTACCAATTAAGGTGTATCTAGCCACATCTATCGTACCTGTAAAGTTTGTAAGTATTGGTGTCCAGTCCTGCCATTGAGAAGTTGAACCACTAAGACTTTCAAAATCAATATTTAAGCCCTTTACACTTCTTTTTCCTAAATTATAGGAGGTAACTTGTAGTGTCTGTGGTAAACCATAAGGGGCTTCACCAGTTGAGAAGAATAGTGAGTTGAGGGTCATGTTTGGAATGAAGTCATCACCAGCGTACACCTGAATAATGGTGTTAGGAGCAGAGTAAGTAACAGATACGATCCTCGCATAGCCAGTAGACTTAAAGACGTTACCAGCAGATACGGCAGCACCGCCTGACCCTGTGAGGTGGTTAGCGTTAGACGTAAGATCGTTTAGGTTAGTGCTGAATGGGTAGTAAGCAACAAGGTTAGTTTCGCTACCAGTAAGCATCTGACCCATATTGTCATTGATCTGAGTAGAAGTCCTGATAGTGTTCCATACTCGCACCTCTTGTAGACGACCATCGAAGTATAGTGATGCAGCAGAGCTTAATGCACCTACACGAAGATCTGAAGTACCCTGAACGATAGCAGTGATCGTACCAGTGGTGGTATTAGTGAAGGTTACGCTTTCACCGTTGATGTACATAGCATGTACGTTAGCTGAGTGATCCTGAGTAACAGCAACATGAATAGGCTCACCAAGCGGTAGTACTCTGTTAGATGTAAGAACTCGGTTGTTTGCAGCGATACGTTGTGCGGTTGCGACTAACTGACCACTTGCATTAACAGATAGCGACCAGCCTTCAGTTGTACCATTCCTACGTCCCACGATGATCTGTTCAGCACCAGTATAGCTTTCAAGAGTAAATAGAGCCTCAAGGGTGTAGTCATCAGTAAATGAGATACCAGCAGGAGTAGCTTTTGTAGCATATTGAGAGCTTGAGCTTTCAAGATCAAGTGAGTTAGCAGGTGGTGTTGTACCACGCTCATAACGAAGAGCCATACCCTGAGAGGCAATAGATGTTGCATCAGCGTTTGGTACGGTAAGGTTGTAGATCTTCGCACCTAAGTTATAGCCAGAGCTTACCTGTAGTACGTTAGGGAAAACCTCCCAACCAGCAGTTGAGGCAGTAGACAGATTAAGGGCTTCACGAATAGGATCAGCTTTAAGTGAGCCGTCCTGTTCCATAATCCCCTTGAGAGCTTTAGTAACAAGGTTATAGTGAGTGGCACTGTCGTAGTCCACAACAGGAGCACCAGAGGCGTGATCGGCAGATACGTTACCTTCTGTCCATACACAGTCCTCAAACTGGTTTCCGTTTTTACGCCCGACAAAGGTAGCCTCATCGTTCGTACCAGCATCAACAGTGATAACAGCAATATCACCATTCACATATTCACTAGCATTGTTCACTGGTACGATAACAGCACCAGCAGTAATAGAGGCACTAAGGTTGTCCTCAAAGGTTTCACTCGCAGTTGCGAGGAAGTTTGTTGTTACTCCTGAAAGATCCGCCATGTTTGTTTTCCTTTCGTCTTGGGGTTATGCCCGACTACTTTTTCTTTTATTATATCACTCTGTAAAAAGTTCCCAATCAGGAGGCAGACCACCATCAGAGGCAGTTCCGACAACCTGTAGGGTTCGTAGAATATATTGTGCATCAAGGGTATTCGTACTTACTCGGTATTGGTAGGCGTTGATGTCCTCGTTTACTCCGAAGAACCTCTTAAGAGATGGCTCAGAGTACGATACGACAGCGTTTTCAACATCGGTCCACTTGTGAATTGACCATTTACCAGTTGTCCACGACCTCTTAACACGAGAAGGACGAATGTACATCGGATCACCAAGACGGCGATAACCATCTTCACGAGTGATACCTGAAAGCTCGATCATCAGCGTACCACGAGAGTTAGCAAACTCTACCTCAGCATTGTCGATCCACATGAAGTCAAAGCGGTTTCGCTCGTTTACATGTCGCAGACCAGTAATAAGAGAGGTTGTAATTGGTTGTCCGTAGTCCCCTCGAATATCAGGACTGATCTCAGATAGACGGCTATCACCTGGTTTCCAGCAAAGCAGACGAATATCACCGTACTGATCGGTATAGTTGAAGAACCTCTTAAAGCCTTTATCGAAGGCTTGAGGTAGCCATGCTTTACGTTCAGTATCGAATACGATTGTGTAGTTGTTCAATTCACTGTTGTACGGTACAGACATGTACACCTTAGCATTTTGGAAGTGAGAGGCAATACCGCTCGCAGCAGATGTCTTGATGTTCAAGATGTTAGGACGAATGTTAGCACTCGCCTCATCTGTTGAAAGAAGGTTGAGGAATTGAGCACGACTACCTAAGTTGTAGAAAGCCTGAAGGTTGAAGTACATGTAATCGTTCAACACGTTCACAACAGAGCCAGGTGCAGATGTACCACGAGAGCCAGGCAATTTGTAGAAGTTTGGCACAGGGAATGTAACATCGCCAACTGTAAAACTTTCTAGCGTTCCTTGCCAGATACAGCCAAGACCATCAGGGCTATCACACCAGACTGTTGCCAGTGGCGTACCCTTACCATCTCGGTAATCGACAACCTTTACAGGTTTCGTAGGGTTATCACGAGTAGGCAGATCAATATAGGTTGCATCGTAGGCAGATGAGAAGTAACCGATGTATTTACCAGCAGCAGAGATCCATACTCGGTTTGAGAAGTCCCTATCACGAGTGGCATAGATACGAGTACCAACAAGGCTCATATCACCAACACGAGGACCTTGAGTGGTGTTCTGCTCAGGTACTTCGCCAGTGATCTGCTCAACAGATTGACCTTGATCTATATAGGTAAGTGCAGATGCATCAACACTATCAAGATATACTTCTTCGCCAGCAGTTTGACCAACATAGATGTCATAGCGAATAGCCCCCACAACGGCGTTCCATGTGAAGGTTGTTTTATTTGAGGCATCGAAAGTGGCACGAGTACGATCAGTCTGAATAGTTAAAGCGGTACTCGCCTGAGTGTAACCAATGTCGTTTACAGCACTTACTCGGTAACGGTAGGTATAAGCAGTACCACCAAGACCAGTCTTAGTCAGGCTTACAGGGGTAGGACTTGAGAGGGCGGTGTACACAGAAAGTGTCGTAGATCCTGAGTAACGAATAATGTTGTCCCAGCCATTAAAGATGTACATATAAGTATTAGCTTGTAAAAAGCCTACATCTTTGCCAGGAGTGAAAGCACCACCAGTACAGGTAGACCAGTTAAGACCGTCATTGGTTGATCGGTACACAATACCATTTACCACCTTAATAAGATGAATACTGCCATCAGAGGCAGCGTACATTTCAGCCCCTTCGATCTCGTGAGCAGGATCAGCAGCCGTACCGTACCAGTCGATACCATCACGCACCATTGGTGCTCCATCTTCTGCGAGCTTGATATTAACACCTTCTTTCAAGGCGTTTCGTGGGAGCTTACTCTGGTCAATAAGCGTGATAACACCACGATCAAACTTGTCCTGTGTCAGAACTGCTTGATTAGGTGGGTTATCAGGTAGCCCACTAAGGGTAGAGGGCATTACCATTAGAGTTCAATCCTTCCTACAGGTGTAGCTTTACCCCAGCCTGTATCAAGTCCGATATTGGCAGAATTGCCAGGAGTACCAGAGTAGTTTTCAATCTTCATATTGATCAGAGCGTTATTGGCATCTTTTTGTGATGTCTTGTAACCGAAACCGTTACGAGCGTTTGCATAGCGTGAACTCAGCATATCTTGAATAGCAAAGTTAGGATCACTCATTTCAATGACAGTGGTAGACGGATCTGAGGTGGTAGGTAGCAGAGTAGGTTCTTTGTAGTAAACATAGTCGATATTCCAGCCGTCATACTGTACGGTCAGATCATTTGCAACATGTAACTTAAAGCCTTTGTTCGCACCACCAGAGAAGAATACACCAGAGGTGATAGTTTCACCGTCCCTTAGTTGAGAGGTACGAATATCGGTATGTTCGTTGCCATTGTAAAAGCGTACCCAAGTAGGAGCTTTGCGAATGTTTTTCATACCGTCATAGATCAGTGTACCGTTCGTGAGTACCAGAGTACCAGTGATCGGTACAAGTGCCTCTTCTTGAGCAGTGGTAAGTAGCTCGTTCCACAATACACCGTCAGCCCTCGCCCATTTACGAATAGCATTGATACAGGCATAGGTCGCCTGAGTAAACTCACGATCCCCATAACTAGGAATGTTAGAGGCTTGCCCCCTGAAGAGGCTAAAGTATTCTGAAAAGATAGCTTTGAAGTCCATGTTTGTTTTTCCTTTCCGCTAGAGTTATGTCTGCGTACTTTTTCTTTTATTATACTACGCTTTAGATTTTCCTCTCTTGATCTTCACACCACCACCTGTAGCCTTCTTAACCACCTTAACAGTAGGGGTTTTAACCTGAATACGGTTGATCTTCACAGATCGTGCATTACCATAGTCAATACTACGTTTACCGCTATCAGATGACTTACTGTAACCACCACTCTTACGGCTTGAACTACTATCACCATCAGTATCAGTAAAGGTAGTAGCCTGTTTATATTGTTCAGCACTCATTGGTGGGTAACCTTCGATCTCTCGCATCTTATTGATCAATGCAAGCTGTTCAGTCTTGTAAGCATCTGATTGTGCTTTCCATGCATCATAGTTAGCAGAGAACCACGCTTTACTTTCAGGTGATCCATATTCAAGGCTTTTCTGTTGTGCAACTAATGGGTATCGGCTAGTCCACTCGGCAGGTGTT